AGTGCCAGCATCGGCATCCCATGCGTCAATGAACTCATCTGGGTCGCCAGCAGTCGTGCCAACGTCCAGCGTGATGTCCGAAGCACCGACAAGCGGGATTTCTTCGTAGGCATATGCGAAAGCAACCGCACCGCCAGCAGGGATAACCCCGATGGTTTTTTGGTTTGCGCTAGTTGCGTTTGCTTGGATGCCAGTGTAGTCAGCAACATACACGTAGGTGCGGATAGCTGATTCGTTATTAACAAGTTGAGATGCACTCATAGTATTATTTATTATTTGTTATTGGTTTAATTAGTATGCGACTTTACCGTGTGCTTGTGGGGATTTGCAAACAAGCGTAAGTGCAGTTTTAACGAAGCCACGCTCACCTGCGCCTTGGTTCTCAAGAGCAACAGATTCAAGTGGAAGCAACGTGCCAATGCCAAGATACTTAGGATCAAGGACATAACCAATGTTGGTGGTAGCTGTTGGCATACAAGCAGGGTTGCCGTTGACCAGTTTGATAACACCGAAGTCAGTATCGAAAAGCGATACGCTAAGGGTGATCTTACGGGAAGTTGCATCCTCGTTGACGTTATATGCAGTAGCGGTGGTAACACCTTCAGCACGGGTGAAGTTAGCGATAACTTTGCGGAGGGCTACGTTGGCAACCATCGTCAAGTTACCCATCTCGCCAGTCTCGGCAAAGATGCTGCCAAGAAGGTCGTTAAGGGTAGCTTCGGTGAGCGTTGCAGCCTTGATCGAACCAGCAGGGGTGCGATAAGAAGCAGGCACATCGGAAGGGCCAGCGGAGTCAATCCAGTCACCAAGTCCACGGAGCTTGTATGGGTTCACACCATCTTCAGCTTGGCGGTCGTTTGCGGAAGCAATAGCGAACTCGATGTCGCGTTTGATTTCGCGAAGGGCTTTTGCTTTTGCTTGTGCAACGTCTGCTGGGCCAACGCTTGCGACTGCGTTTTGCAGGTCGGAAACAAGGTAGTCCTTGCGGAAGATTTGCGTGTAGTTACCAAGGCGAGCGCGGTTAGCAAACTTGTTGCTGAAAGCGGTTACATCGGAAGTTTCGTTGATACCATTGGCGGAAGGTGCGTCAAGACCGTCAACAATCCATTCGTGAAGAACGCCACTTGCTTTTGCTTTCGAGCAAAGAGAAGTGATAGGAGTTTGTTCAGGCTCAAGCATGGTAAGCATCGAAGAAAGATCCTCGCGGTTTCCTTTGTTCGATCCGACAGTGGAACTCGTGCTAGGCACGGTTGGTTGATATGTAGTGGAGATAGCCATAATTTTAGGTGTTTATAATTTCGATTTATCTGTATTTTTGAGCAGCAATCCAATCTTCAGCAGAACCACTTTGCTCAAACCGCTTCATTGCTTCGGCGTATTTACTTGTTTGTCCCTGCCCTTGCCGTGATGCTCCAGCTCCAACAGGGGAAGCGGGTGGTTTCACCTTCAACTTCTGGCCTGCGCCTTGCATTACTTTCTTTGCAGTTCCAAACTTCGACCGTGCGGCGTGAGCTAGGATGTATTCTATTTGAACCCCAAGTTCGGGTTGGCTTTCTTTAAGCTGCTTTACCAATGGGTCGTTCACAAGTTGACTGTATGCCTTGCCAATTTCCGATTCCTCGTCATTGATCTCTGGCACTTCGGCTTTCGCTGCTTCCTGCCATTGCTGGTTAGCTGTTTTATAGCTTTCCAACTTCTGCAAGTGGGCTGCTTGGGCGGGTAGATATTTAGCTATCGCGTCCCTAGCATTGCGATTTGCCAGCTTAATTTGTTTCTTGGTGAACTGTTGATCGCCAACTTCGATGATGTCATCGTTGCTGTAATCTTCATATTCCTCAAGTAACCTATCCGTAGTTTCCAGCGTCCCCTCAAAGGCTTCATACTTGGCTGATATTTCTTCAACGGTATTAAGTTCTCCAAATGGATTCTGCTCTTTCGGAATAACTTTTATCTGGGGCTTTGATCCGTTCTGCTCTAGCTGGGCTTGCAATGCTTTCTTCTGTGCGGTCAGTTCCCCGATACGCTCAAGAAGGCGGCTCTTGCCTTTCTTCGCTAGTGCTTGGATCTGCTCAGGTTCAAGGTTAAGCAGGTCGATTTCGTCAGTTGCTTCGGCTTCTTCCTCATCTTCGGTCGCTTCTTCGGCTTCTTCCAGTTCGCTAGTTTCTTCAAACTCTTGCTCTGGTTCTTCCTCAGAAACTTCTTCCGTTTCGGTATCGGCTTCTACTTCTTGCATGTTACCCTCGGTAAGCTGCCTAATTAGGGCATCTGAACTAAGGTTGTCTGATACACTGGAATTATCCTCCCCAGCGGTGGAGTCTTGGTTTGCTTTCATGTTTTTGACACCAGTTTGCGCCTTGGCGGTGGCGATGCAGAAACATAAGCAGATTACTAATGATTAGTCAATCACTAATGTAAAACGATTGTTTGGTGTATAGACGAAACAAAGGGTTAACCAGTTTTACCCGATTAACCCTTTGCACAAACCACAAACAGAAAAGACACTAACTATTTGCAAAGAAAAGATACATCATTGCCTATTCAAGTCAAGCATACCCAGCAATTCATCTGCGGTAGCAATAGAACCAGCGATCTTCATTACATCATCAGATGTTGCCGCTTGCCGCATATCACCGAAAAAGCGTTCACGCTCATCACGGATATACTGGAGAATTACTTTGTATTCATCGCGGTCACTCAATGCGAGAACCGATTGCTCTAGGGTAGGTCTTGGAATCATTAGTGTTTTAGTAAGGATTATTATTTACGTTTGGTTTTTTTCTTAGGCGCACGGCTCATTTTGATTTCAATCTCAACATAGCCTTTATCTTTTTTGCCTTTTCCGTATTCCTTGCTTTCGTGGCCGCAGCCGCATTTTTTATTTTTCATAAGATTATTTCATTGATTTGCGTTTAAGACGATAGTAGTGACTTTTGCTTGTTGCGCCAGCCAGAACCCATGGCTCTTGTTTGTATTGGTAAGGAAGAAGCGTAATATTTTCATCTCCAGATTTTTCTGCTTTAATGATTTTTGATTTTTTCAAAATTCCATGGTTTCTCCCAAGGTTTTTTCTTTTAAACCATTTTGAAACAATAGCACTTTTTACCCCAAATCTATCTCCAGCTAGTTTTAAGCTATCAAATAATTCAATTTTACCACACTCATAATAAAAAATGTATTTGTTTCTAGCTTGAGATTCGGAAATTTTTTTCTTATGTTCCGAGGAAAATTTCATTCCTGCCATTGGTGATTTTGCACTCTTGCAGAAATTTACACAGTTTTCGTTTGAAATGTTTTTATCTAAATACTCTTGTTCTTCATCAAGAATAAAACTTGGGTCGCAGTATTTAACTACCTCAAATGTCAGCGAGGATTCTCCATACTTATCAAATATGCGCTGAAGCCTTTTATTTCTATGGCATCCAGACCTAAGTTTGCTAAGATGATTTTTAATCCTAGATTTCAAGTTGATGCTGCTACCATAATAGAAATGGTTATTAGCAACGCAAGTAATTCTGTAAACCCCAGAATTTTTTACTTCTTGCTGACTTTTCCCGAGCATTTCCATTTTTTCCGACTTAAGTTGTTGGGTGTATTAGGATCATTTTGCTGGGCTTCTGGCAAGCGTTTTTTAATTCCGTAGCTTCTAGCACAATAACTTGAGCCTTTGGCCGTGCCTGGTCTAATACGGTCTTTGCCATCGCTAGACATTCCTGCCAAGCCATAGCGGATCGTGTTTTTCCTTCCCGTCTCAGGGTTGGTCACTACTTTTTTGAACCGTTTCTTCATGGGTTACTTGCGCTTGATCTTACGCTCTTGTTTAAGCATTTCCTTAGTAGGCTTCTTGCCAGAACCTTTTGCTGATCAAATGTTATCCCACATTCCACGTTGGGAAACGCTACCGTCTTTCCGCTTAATCATTTCTTTTTTCATAAGATTGTTACTTGCGAAGTGCAGGACGCATTTTTATAGCCTCTGATACCATGTCAACCATTGATTTCTTTGGTTTAATTAAATATCCTTTCTCATCAATGTTACCATGATTCTCCTTAGCCCAATCATTCATTGCCTTAACGCTATCAAATCTTGGGTATTTATCTAACCCTTGTTTTTTAGCTATTTCAAACGCTTCTTCTTTAGTGTAATTCTTACCGCCAATCATGGTTGGAAACGCTACTGTATAAGAATACTTTCCTTCTGGCGTAAGAATATCTTCTCCGCTTAAAATGACGTTACTGACAGACCCGTCTTTATTTTTGACCATTGGGTGTTCAGTAGGAAATACTTTTGTTCTTTCACTATAATCCAATGGTTTCTTTTTAATACCATTTTTCAATGCTGCAAATAAATAATCGACTGGCATATTACTATTAGATATTACAGATTGCTCTTTTATTTTTGTAATCGCAGCATCTCTAGCTTTTTGCTGTTCTTGCTTAGTAAGATTTATGGGTTCATCCCCTTCTATTAGTTGCCCTTTGCTGCGAGAATAATACCTTCCATCTTTAGCTTTAACGATAGTATTACCTAACTCTGCTTCGGCATTGATTGTCCATCCGAAAGTAGGATGATTCCGACCCTTTAATACCATTCCAGTTCTTGGATCTAATGAACTAGCATGGTTGTTAATTGGATCGCGTTTTAATCCTGAAGCATTAAATGTATCATCATCATATCCAGAACTATCTGGATCAAACCTTTGAACTTTTTTATTTAAAGGCTTAGTGTATCTTTCAAATAGATTAGGCATATTAACCTTCCATGTTCTGAGTTGACACCCCGCTCATGTTAGCCTCGCTAGTTCCAAGCCGTCCTGTAACTGCGTTCTGTGCTTGCATCTGCATCATCTGATACTGTTGGGCGTATTTCTGAAGGCGAGCTGCAAAAGCCTCGTCATTCTGCAAGCGTTGAGCTACGTCTGGTTGTTGCGTATAGGCTTGGACAAGTTGCATTGCGAAAGCAGCACCGTTCGGTCTAGCTGGCATTTCGATACCTGCATAGATTTGGGTAAGATCGCTCGATACATCTTTAAGCATCTTGTCTTGTGATTCTTCAGCAGGTTGCAACACGTAGTCAGCGATAAACGGATTGATCTGTGCAGCCAGTAGCTCAAGCAGTTTGTCCACGTTGATACGTCCGTTGCGGTCAATCTGCATTAAGGTAGCGATGTTCTTCATCTGCGTCTCTACCGTCTCAGGGTCAGTCTCGCGGGTGTCAAACGATACGATAATGGAGAAGTTGTCATCGGCATCACCTTTAGCCATCACCTGTGGGTCAGGGCTACCTGTAACTTGGAAGAATACTTCATCTGGCCCCATGCGTTGAAACAGTTTGAAGGCGAGTGAAAGAATGTCCTTAACGTGGTCAAGGAACTTGTTCACCACGAACTGCTGGCGA